TTCAGCCCCGCGCTGGCAGATGGCAACGACCAGCTCCTCAACTTCCCGGTGTTCGAGAACCCGGCGATGGCCTCGCAGGCGTCGGCAGCGAAGTCGGTGATATTCGGACACCTCCCGAGCTACTACGTCCGTCAAGCCGGCGGCCTCCGTCTCGATCGCAGCGACGACTACGCGTTCAACGCGGACCTCGTCACCTTCCGCGCCACGATGCGCGTGGACGGCAACCTGCCGCAGACGAGCCACGTCAAGTACTTCATCAACAACAGCTGATAAAGCCGAGTCGGTGAAGTGCCCTGACGGGCACACAACTGTCGAAGCGGGTCGCACGAAACACGCAGGGTCGTGCGGCCCGCCTAGACTTTCAATGAATCAACCTGCGATTGGAGGACTGCGTGAATGAAGGTCATCATCAAGGACGTGCCGGTGGACTTGCCGGAGCCGACGGCGATCCTGCTCTTGCAGCGGGGCGTGGCTCACTTGTACGAGGAGTCAGTCGTCGATCCCCGGACGCAGTTAGAGCCCTCTGGTTCTCGAACGCGCCGTGGGCGGGAACGGGCTACGGTCAACAAACCGAGCAAGCGGTCAAGCGGCTCATCAAAGAAGGGCACGAAGTCGCGATCCACGCAATCTACGGGCTCGAAGGCTCGACGTCGAACTGGAACGGCATCAAGATCTACCCGCGGGGCGTAGCCCCGTACAGCGACGATGTGGTCGTCGCGCACTGGATGGAGTGGACGCAGTCGACCACGCTCCCGAAACTCATCATCACGTTGTTTGACGTGTGGGTGTTGAAGGCCCCGAATCTTGAGAAGGTTCCGAACATCGCGTCTTGGGTTCCGATTGACCATTCGCCGTGCCCTCCAGACGTGGTTGCGTGGTGTCAGAAGCCGAACGTGATGCCGATTGCGATGAGCAAGTTCGGCGTCAAGATGCTCGAGCAGCAAGGCATCCGCAGCATCTACGTTCCGCATGCCATCGAGTCGGATTACAAACCGGTCAAGCACGTCAAGGACAACGACGGTCGCAACATCGGTGGCCGGGAAATCATGGGGTTCAAGGACGACGATTTCGTCGTCATGATGACCGCCGCCAACAAGGGCGTCTACCCTCCGCGCAAGGCGTTCGCCGAGAACTTCATGGCGTTCGCCATGTTCGCCCAGAAGCACCCGGATGCGGTGCTCTACATGCACACCGAGGAGACCGGGTCGATGGGAGGCATCGACCTCAAGACCTTGGCTCAGGCGTGCGGTATTGCCCCAGAACGCGTCAAATACGCCGACCCGTACCTTTACCGCATGGGGCTACCCAAGCATGCAATGGCGGCCCTCTACAGCGCGGCAGACGTGCTTCTGGCTGCGAGCATGGGCGAAGGGTTCGGCATCCCCGTGATTGAGGCCCAAGCCTGCGGCACCCCGGTCATCGTCTCGAACTTCACTGCCCAGCCGGAGCTCGTCGGTGACGGCTGGATTGTGGACGGGCAACCGTTCTGGGATGCAGCCCAGAAGTCGTGGTTCTTGACCCCGTCCGTGCCTGCAATCATCAACGCTCTTGAGGAGGCGTACAAGCGCGGGCATGGCACGTCGCAGAAGGCGGTCGAGTTCGCCAAGCAGTACGAGGCCGACGCGGTCTACGAGTCGCATTGGAAGCCTGCGATGAAGGAGATCGCGGAATGGTGCCGATCGTCCCAGTCGTAGTCGTGCCGGTGCTCACCGAGCACTTCCGCATCGACCAGTTGATGACGTCGTTCGTCGGCCGTATCCGTGACCTCATCGTCATTGACAATGGTCCGTGCGATTGGCGTCCTCGCGAGGATTGGGCGGAGCGGGTGTGGCATTTGCGGATGCCGTCGAATCTGGGTGTGGCGGCATCTTGGAATCTTGGTATCAAAGTGACACCACATTCCGCCGGGTGGATGATCGTCAACCATGACGTGTCGTTCGGGTTGAACGGTGTCGCCGATTTCTTCGCACGATGCTCGCCATCAAATCTGGTTCTGGGTGGCAAGCCGCCGTGGGCGTGCTTCTGGCTCGGGTCGGATGTCGTGAAGAAAGTCGGGTTGTTCCACGAAGGGTTTCATCCTGCGTATTTTGAGGACAACGACTACGAGATCAGGGTGCAGCGCAAAGGCTGCGAGATCGTGCGGTCGACGGCCGCAATCAACCATCGGAACTCGTCGACTCTTCATTCGTCGGAGAAGTTCCAGCGTCGCAACCAGGCGACGTTTGATGCGAACCGCAGGTTGTTCGAGGAACGCATGACTCAGGATTTGCCGTTGGATTGGGATTTGTCTCGGCGTCTGGAGTTGGGATGGGATTGAAGCTGGTGGTGGTGTGTCCTGGCGGGGCGGTGACTGGCGGCCCGGAGGCGATGCATCAGTTGGTGTCGACCGCGAACCGTATGGAGCGAAACTCGGCGGCGATTCTGTATTGGCCGTTCAACCGGGAGCATGCGACGCCGGAGCCGTATGTCCGTTATGTGGTGCCGAAGATTGGCCGCGACCAGGTGCCGGAAGATGCAGTCGTCGTCTTGCCGGAGATTTGGCCGGACATGGCGCACACGTTCAGGAACCGTTGTGCGTTGTGGTGGTTGAGCGTCGACAACTTCGGCACGCACGGTCAACACAACCTCGAGCGCATCTCGCTGCATCTCTGCCAATCGGAGTACGCATGGCAGTTCACCGAAGGATTGGGTGAGCGGATGATGCTGACGGATTGGGTGGAGGTGCCGGAGGTTGATGTGGAGCGGGCCGATCAGGTGGTGGTGAACCCGGCGAAGGATGCGGGGCTTCTGGAAGGATTCTTGGCCGCAGGGAAGTTTGACATTGTGGCGTTGCGCGGGTTTGACCGTGTGGGTGTGGCTCGGGTGTTGCGGGGTTCTCGGGTGTACGTCGATTTCGGTCATCATCCTGGTCGTGACCGTCTGCCTCGCGAGGCGGCTCTTGCCGGGTGCATCGTGTTCTCGACGAAGCGTGGCGCGGCGAAGTACGACAAGGACATGCCTCTGCCTGACTGGTACAAGTTCGACCGGCTGGAGGAAGTGTTGGAGAACGTGGCGTCGGTGGTGTCTGCTCGCACGACGGCGTTCGATCAGCAGACGAAGTATCGGGCGTGGGTCGCCGAGAACAAGTCGTGGTTCGAGTCCGAGGTGAGGTCTCTGCTCGCTCGGGTTGAGTAGAATCAACCCGTCATGGCAATCACCAACGGCTACTGCACGCTCGCCGAAATAAAATCGGCTCTCCGCATCGGCACGGCCGACACGGCCGACGACGGTCTGCTGGAGAACTGCGTCGGAGCCGCATCGCGTCTGATTGACGGCTACTGCAACCGCCAGTTCTGGGCGGTATCTTCGGCGACGCCGCGAGTCTTTCAGGCGAACACCGAGTTCGTCTGCGACGTGGACGACTTCTACACCACGACCGGCTTCGTACTCAAGACATCGTCGTTCGCCGACGGCAACTTCGACACCACCTGGTCATCCAGCGACTACCAACTCGAACCGCTCAACGGTGTGCTCGACGGACTCACTTGGTCATACGACAAGATGCGTGCCGTCGGCAACTATCTCTTCCCGACCGTGAACGCCAACTACGGCGAACAAGCATTGGTGCAAGTGACCGCTCGTTGGGGTTGGGCGAGCGTGCCCGAACCCGTCAAGCAAGCGTGCATCATCCAGTCGTCGCGCATCTTCAAGCGGTACGACTCGCCGCTCGGCGTCGCCGGCTTCGGCGACCTCGGCGCGATCCGCGTCTCTCGGTTCCTCGACCCTGACATGGCTCAGCTCGTCGAGCCATACCGACGCATGCGGATGTTCGCCTGATGCCCGCCACAGTCAGCCAAGTCAAAGACGGTCTCAAGACCCGCATCGAAACCGTCCCCGGTTTGCGTGCCTACGACTACCAGCCCGACCAAGTCAACCCGCCGTTCGCGTTCTCCACGCTCGACGAAATCCGCTACCACCAGACGGGGTTCGCCACCGGCGGAGTCGCAATGGACTTCACCGTCACGGTCGTCGTGAATCGTGCGTCGGAACGAACCGCCCAGGACAAGGTCGACCAATACACGTCATGGGACGGGGCGCAGTCGGTGCGAGCCGCGATCGAAGCGGACCCGACGCTCGGCGGAGTGTGCTCCGATCTCATCGTCAACTCGGCATCCAACTTCACGAACATTGACGCCAACGACACTCTCTACTTGGCGATGGATTTCAAGGTCACGGTGTACGCTTAGGACATGGCGAAATACCTGGTCTCTGGTCCTTTCCCCGTGAGCGGCGTTCAGCCGGGCGGGTTTGTGGACGGAAGCGGAATCGACAATGTAGAGTTGTTGATTGCAGCAGGCGTCCTCTCGCCGGTAGCAGAAGAAGTCAAGAAACCCTCGAAGGCCGATAAGGCAGGAGACAAATAGTCATGGCAAAGTTGGTCCTCAAAGATGCGAACATCGTGTTCAACGGCACGGACATCTCGTCGAATGTGGCGAGCGTGTCGCTCTCGACGACCGCTGCTGAAGTAGCGACGACCGCGTTCGGTTCGAGCGCAGTCACCCGCGTCTCGGGTCTCATCGACAACTCGGTGACGTTCTCAATCCACAACGACTACAACGCCATCGACGGAATCTTCTTCCCGCTCGTCGGCTCGACCGCAGTCACCTGCGTCATCAAGCCCAACGGCACCGCGGCCGCCTCGTCGGCGAACCCGTCGTACACCTTCTCGGTGCTCGTCACCGAGTGGACGCCAGTCAACGGTGCGGTCGGCGAACTCGCCACCGCAGACGTGACGTTCCCCATCTCGGGCGCGATTACCAAGGCAGTCGCCTAGTTCCATCAACTTCACCCTGCGGAGGTAGGACATGAAACTCGGATTATCCGTGCACGGCACGGACGGCAAGAAACGACTCGCAGTCGTGGCGTTCGCCGACTTCGTCAAGTTTGAGGAAGTGCACAACGTCTCGATGGCGAAAGTCGAAGCCGAGATGAAAGTGCGCGACCTCGCATGGCTCGCATGGCATTGCGAACGACGCAACAAAGTCACGGCACTCGAGTTCGATGCATGGCTCGAGACCGTTGAGCAAATCTCCGCGGCCGAAGGCGAGGACAAGATCGTCCCTTTGGAGAGCACTCAGCCCACTGGCTGATCGCCTACTTGGCGGTCGAGACGGGCATCGCCCCGTCGCAGTTGTTGGCTGAGTCGCCCCGGATGCTCTACACGTTGGCGGCGTATCTGCGTTGGAAAGCGGTGAAGCAGAACCCGACCACGCCGTACAATCGGTGACATGGCAGTCAGTCCTCTCAGCTCTGCTCTGATTCAGCCGACTGGTCGCGCCGGTCAAGTCAGTTTCATGTCCGATGAACTGCTCAAGTTCTTGCGTGACGCATCGCAGGCGTACCCTGAGTTCAACAAGGAGATGCGTATCGCCGCCGAAGCGGTCGCCC